CGCAGCACTATCCACTTTAAGGGGCAGAGCCCCTCCACTGACCTAAGAAAGGAAGTCAGAAAACGTGGGGCTATTCACCCCACCCCGCTATGAACGCGGGGTCCAGCCTATCTTGTAGCCAGACACGGCATCGCGGGGGATGACTCCCCCATCACCGTGGGATTTGAATTTCCCACCGTTGCCATATCCAAGGCCATAGACGGCGCAAGCCAGGATCACATCTGGGTCGAAGACTGACCACGGGACCTTTCGGAACCGGGCTGGTCTGTAGACTCTGACGTACCTGATTGAGTGCCTCCAACGGATGCACCATCGGCTTTCGTCGTCGTGGACGACGAGGTCGCCGAGGTCTTCAGGACCCCGAAGCTTTCGAAGTGCGGACGGAAGAGCATCAAGGATGCTAAACCAAGCGCGATGAAAGCGAGGATCCATAGTCCGAGAGTGAGGGTTTTTAAACCCCAGTCTACGAACTCCGTTAGCGAGTGCGATGATCTGTTGCGGTTCACTGGGAATCTCCTTCAAGTGAAATGGACGGACATCCACCCCGTTAAAGAAGTCTCCCCCACAACTTTCTCTGAAGGGACCACTCACAAAACTTTTGGTTTCGTTCACGGTCAATCCAAGATATCGCAGGGCACATTTCACCTCATGAGCCAGCTCGGTCGGGAAGATGAGATCATCTCCGAACACGAAAAGGTTGTCGTGGACTATCGGTTTGTGACCGAGGTCATCCATGACAGTTGCGATGACGCATAAGAAAATTAGCGTCTCTAACTCAAAGGTATAACCATTACCCATACTCGAGAACTTCTCGAGCCTTACCCAGCGTCCTCTCACGAGGGTGCATGGTGATCGAAGGTCATTTAAGACCTCAAACCACGTGGGGGGGAGTACCAATTTCACTAAGTTGGTACAGATGGTGTCGCTTGCATTAGATAAGTCCAGTGTACACAAGCGGCCAGAGATACTGGCCTCACAGGCGACCCGCCTGTGAACATCTTGTGCATAGTCTAGATCCAGACCGAAATTCCTGAGTCGGCCACGAATGGCACGGCCCAGGGCGAGCTGGTAAAAGACGTTTATCGAGGGTTCGACGGCGATGCCGCGTTCCTTTCGACAGTCCTTGGGAACCGTTGTGAAGCGGTTACCTCGGACAAAGACTGGACTCATCCCCGACGTCGCACAGGCAGTAGCCCATGCTGTGCCACTCCATTGAAATAGAAATGGTAGAGCGTCGGAAGTGAGCGTAGGACGTGAAGACATCTTATCGGGGACGGTACTAAGTTCCCCTTTGTCTGCAAATGTGGCACCTGGACCGAAACGGCCCATAAACTCATCCGGGGGTTTAAAGCCCAGAATCTGAGACGCCTTTTGACGGACCCGGCCAATAAAGCCGGAAATCCGCTCCTCACGGGTCCCCACCAGAGGTGGGAGGCCATTGACGTAAGGAGAGAGTCTCTCGTTGGTGCTATAGCAGCCGCGCTCGCTCTTCCAGAAATTATCTTCCGCGACTTTCGTGCGGTCGAAACTGGTAGGCAAGTTTTCCGTCTTGCGAAGGAAATCAGTCACCACTACGTCGCCGTAGTAGTGATCCGCGTCTGTATAGTTCACTGGATCGCAGTCAAGCGTGACTAGCTGATCCCACTCGCGATACCTCAACAGTATTGCTACCGTCAGGCTACGCGGTGTTGCAGTCTGCTCGCAGATGCGGTGCAGAGCGTTACCCAAGTAATCAGGAATAACGTGTTCCATTCTTTTCCTTTTCCGTACAGGTTAGACGGGAGGAAAGCCGACTTTCGCCGAGTCCTTGAACAACGTGCTCGCGCACACGTTCAAGAACTGTGACACGCCTTCGTTCACCGCCGTATCCGACATCCCGTTGGGACGCAGAATGTTGAGCGACAAATTCAGGCGATTGTTCACGCGAGGAATGGAATCGGAGCCAGTGATGACTTCCGGGTAGGACATCTGGGCCTCGACCCGACGCGCAGAGGACTGACCGTTCGCACGACCAGTCATACGCACTTCGGGCCGGGACTCGACGCTTGCCCCTACCGAGTTCGAACGCCAGATTGCGGGACTTCCGTCCCCTGAGCTGGCGGTGATACCCGTGTAGGTGATATCCGTGGTACCGTCGTTCTTTTTAACCGTAATGTCTGCCATGGTAGGCATAAGGTTTTCCTATCTAAAAGGAGGTTTTCGGCCAGGAGTGGCCATTTGTTGAAGCAGTAACGACACCGCAGCGGCCCCTCTCCTAGGAGAGAAGCCTTTGAAGTCGTACAACATAATAGCCGGGGGTGGAAACGAATTCCCACTCGGAATACTACGAAATACAGTTACCATCTTCGCGCTTTTGAGACGGTTAAAGCTTGGGATAGCTTGAACATAGTCCCAGGTGTTGTAGTCCGTGCGAGCGAGACGCTGGAGAGCGATCCCGTTCAGGGGCAGTAATGCGGTCAAGAATTGACCAACGTTGCTGAACCAGTCCACCACAAAGGACCAGGGCACTACTTCCCACAACACAGCGATCGGGTTCGCCAAGCCCAATCTTTCTAGAAGGTTCAAGTTCGGATTGTCAATTACGACATCCGCGATGAGCTGGCACTTCGCAGTGCAAACCCATTGCTCGTACCCGTAATCACCCGTCACCCTGACGGTGTCTCTACCGGTACCTCGACCTTTAATGATCGGGGGAGGAATCCCATCCTCCAGAACTTGAGCCGCGCTGTAGATATCCGCAAGTAGCGGCGACCACCCAAAATGGAATTCTAGGTAGTTGTCCGCAAAGCTTTTAGACTTACTCGGTGCAGGTCGCTTCCCCCTAGGGGGTTTACGCAGTCCGGTAGCCGTGACGTTCAATGGCTGTTTAGACCATTTGAACTTCTTGGTGTTCCGGTTGCGCGCTTCCTGTTTGAGCTTGCCCTTGCTGACCGGGAGATCAAGCTTGATCCCCAAGACACTTGCTGCTTCGGCAAAACGGCCTTTCTTAAGGGCCTTGCCAAAGTCGAAGAGTTGCAAGCAACGCTTCTCTATCATGTCGACAGCCTGTTTTCGCTCAGCAAGCGAAACAGCTAGCGAACTAGACTCGCCGATAGCCTTCTGCAACCGTTTATAGGCTGCGTCATAGGCATAAGCGGGAGCTTTGTTCGACACATAGGGAATCCCACCGGCATCGTCGATGGAATTCACATTGACGACAATTTCTTGTCGCTGAAAGGCGTAAGGAAGCCTCTCCACCCGAGGGTGATGTTGCCTATGCCAGTCCCTTCGCCACCAAACCTTTCCATCACTGGAAAAGAAAGTTTTTGAGTAAGGACCAGTTACTGTACCCATGAGTTTCTCCTTATGAGAGAAAACCCACCGCTTCTCACGCGTTTAAGGATTCAGCGCTTTCTATGAGTGAGTCTCCGCAACAGGTCGTTGTAGAGCATAGAAGGCAAGATCTTGATCAACAGGTAGATGATTGTTTTCACCACATCACTCCGTATTGTTTAGGAGATGTTCGGAGGTGACCCGATACAATCCTGTTGTCAAGAAAAGGGACCCCATACAGCAAGACACCGGATTATTAGGCCAGTGTAAGCCCGATCTAGATGGTAATGAACCACCAATGGATCGTAAGTATGGTTAGAACCTAGAAAGGCGCCCCGTGAGGGGCG